TCAGGTAATTTGAGGCCATGATTTTTCCTATGCCAGATATTTGAGTTTGTACAATGTCCTGGCGTACAACTCAATGATGTTGTCGATGAGTTGCTGCAACGCGCTATCAGACTTATCCACAACGTCATACCGGACGGATTCGATCTCTTGCATCTGATCTTCCAGAAACTCAATGATGTTGCCTGTCTTCTTGGCAGACATCAGCGAGATCGGGCCGATCAGACCGTAGCGGCCTTGGTAGGCTTCGGCAAAGTCGTCCGCAACGCCCACGACACGCTCGTAGAAGATGTTCAGCGCAACGTGCTTAGCGTAGCTGCGGGTATTAAGATGCACAGAATGCGCCACATCCCGCGCTAGAAACAGCATCCCTAGAAAGTCGTTGCATTTCATTGCGGCAGTCCTTGCGGTGGCATCTGACCCATGTCAGGCGGCGGCATCATTTCCATAGGCATGGACTGCTCACGCATCACCGGCATCATCTGGCTTTGCGATTCGATTGCCGCAGCAACCACGCCCATTGCAATATCTTGAATCTGCTCTTCGCTCATCCCGGATTGCGTTGCAGAGATCCGTTTGGTTTCGGCATCGTAGGCTTTGACCTGGCTATCAAACTCTTTGACCCTAAGCGTTTGGGCTTCCATCGACTGACTGACGTTTTGCAGCATCGCTTGCATCTGCTGCATCTCTTGAGCCATCCCCTGCATCTGCTGGTTAGCCGCTTGCAGCGCCGGGTCGTCCTCGTTGGACAACAGCTTGGGATCGATCGTTTTGGCTAACCGTGCGGCCATTTCCTGCGCCCCCGGCCAATCCATGTGCTTGACAAACAAGTCGCCAGCCACGGCCCACAGTTGCGGGTTGCCTTGCAAGAGCCGCGACATGGCATCCAGCGACTCCTGCCGCTTGGTCATGTAGCTTGGGCCGGTCGTGACCGCAACATCGTACTTGCCGACGTTGGGGTTGTAGATCTTCTTGATGACGATGCCCGCCTCGTTCTGAATCCGCTTGACCGGCATGGGCTGCATCGGGTCAATCATGGCTTGTTCTGTCTCGCCGTCGATGCCAATGATGCGGGCGATGCGCTGCGTGTCGTAGATCTTCGGGATCAGATCAACCAGTTGCCGCGTGGCGTACCGGATCGCCCGCGCCAGGTTGTCAACATAGTGGTAGGTGCCGGTGTCGGACTGCTTCTCGCGGGCCAGAATCGCCCGTCCCGACCGCTCGTTGCTGGTGGCCCCAAGGCTTGAGTCGTACTGCCCGGTCGACGACTTGATGTCGTCTGCCGCGCCCGCTTTGGCTTGCAACAGGCCGCTTGAGGCCATCGGAGGTTGTGACCGTGCTGGCAACGGCAGCGGCCCGCCTTGGCCGTCGGTCACATCGGGGTTGACCTCAAGGTAGGGCCAGTTGTTGATGTTGGCCGTCTTCCACTGCTGCTCGTAGCCCTCAAACTGACCGCCGTAGCCGATAAACGGTGCCTTGGGTGCCAGCGCCAGCATTTCGGCCTCTTGGCTGACCCAGTAGTTGTACATCCGTTGCGCGTCCTTGGCGTTTCGCACCAAACCGCTGATGTACATCCGCCGATCTATCTCAAATTCGTTGCCAATCACGCGGATAACGGGGATGTATTTGCCCGCCCAATCGCGCTCTTCCAGCACCTCAAACCCGTTGGTTTTGCACCATTTGACCGTGCGAACGTCTACATCGCGGGTCTTTACGGCTTGCAAACCCATCATTTCAATTTGCTTTGCCTCGGGCGAACCCGCCATTGCGGTCATTCCACCGGCGTACTGGTTCAGTTTCTTGGCTTCGTGCTTGATGTAGAAGTACTCGGCAATCCGCACCGTGTCTTGGTTAATCCACGCATTCAGTTGCCCATCGCCCACACCGTAGGCAAGGCTGGACAGGGGCGAGGCATCGGGGAACTCGCGTTCGTATTCTTCGGTGGTCAACTCTTGGTTGATGAAGCACCACTCGGCATCCGAGCCGCACGGGTCTTGGATCGTCGGATCCATGTACACGCTGAATGAGTCCCGAATGCGCCCGATCCGCAGATCCTGTTCAAAGGTGTTGTCGTCGCAGTACTCGGTCAGAATGCGGAAGTACCCCTCGCCAAACGTGACCTGGTTGTCGCAGGCCGTGTCGTAAGCAACATCGGCATCCGAGATGTACTCAATGTGCCGCACCAGACCGTTGAATATCTCCGCGACCTCAACGTCGGCCTTGTCGTCCGCCGGGATGACCTTCCCGCTGGGCCGGTTCTGGCGCTGGTCGTTGGTCACTTGCAGCACATGCTGCGGCAGCTTGTTGATCGTCAGGCAGGGCCGAGCGTTGATCGTCTGGCCTTGCACCGAGCCACGGGTCGCCAGCACATCGGCGGGCCATTGCCACTGGTTGTCGGGAGAGGCCGCACGAAAGCGCAGGTCGTCCAGTTCGTCCTCACGCGAGTCCGAGTAGGCAGAGATTGCCATCGTCAGCCGGGTACGCATGGTCGCCAGCATCTCGCCGTTGCCACGGTCGGACTTCGTGCCGCCGCTTGCAACCGCGCCTGCTTCGTTGATGCCGGTGTCTTGATAGGCCACTATTTAGCCGCCCCGTAGGATTCAACGTCTTGTTCCATAATCTTGTGCATTCGTTGTTCCGCCGCCAGAGCGTCTTTCACCGACTTGTACTCTGGAAAGGTTACGCCGCTTTTGGTTGCAAACTTCATCGCTTGCGGTACGTCCCTGACTTCGCCATGCCAATACGTCGGGAGAATCATTGCGCCGCCGCTTGGCGTATCCACAACAGAACCCATGAACGTAGTGGTCGAGCCATCCGCGTTCTTCAACCCCGTGCCGCCGGTTAAATGGTTGCGATGATATTGCAAAGCCGCCTGTTCATTAGGCGTGAACTTTGAAATATCAACGAATTTCGGATCAGCCACGCCCTGCCTTCTTTTTCATCATCGCGCCGCGTTTGACCGCGTAGGCAACCGCCACCGCTTCTTTCACCGGCTTGCCCGCAGCTACTTCGGCCTTGATGTTCTTACGAAAGGCGGCGGGTGACTTCGATTTGACCAATGGCATGGCTACCTCTTCTTCGCGGTTTTGGCCGACTGCTTGAACGCCTTGGCAGTCGGTGCGCCTGGGGAACCTGGCTTACGCATCTTCTCTTTGCTGCCTGCGGCTATCCGGTCTTGCTTGGCGTTGATGTTGGCATAGAGTCCGGCTTTCATTTAAGCACCCATCCAAGAGGTTGCACCGCGATTGATGTTTTGGGTTGGCATAACGTGCTTGCGCTGCGCTTTGGCATCGGTCTTGATGATGCCGGGGAACAGTTTGGTCATGGCCCAGACGAAGGCATCGGCGCGGTTCGGGCTGCGTTCGCCCGTGTACCCGTTTGTCGTCATGGAGCAAAGTTCGTCCTCAAGCTCGGGGAACATGCCGCCGAACCGGATCTTGCCCTGTTCAGTCAATGCCGAAACGGGTTCCGCTCTCACCGCTTTACCTCTGCTTGCGTTGATTAACTCGCATTTCAGGTACGGATTTGCGCTTTTTATCACATGTCTGACCATTTCGCCACCATAATTCTTCTCAGCCACCACCAAATCGGCTGCGTGACGGTCATAAGCGGTCGCTACGACATTGGCCCAGACGCTTGGACCAGCCTTCATTGTGCAGTCCTCGAGGACGTAGGCACGACCGTCAATGCCCAGACCGGCAACAATGATTCCGATCTCGTCGTTCCCGGCGTTGTCGGTGTCCCCGCTGCCGGAGGGATCGACTGCCACTACCACCCGCAGCATATCGGGAAGCCCAGAGGTTTCGCGGTGGGTGTCGATCATTTCGACGTTCCAAAGAGCACCAGCGGCTATGTCAGCAAACTTGCCTTCCAAGAACCGCAAGCGCATCCGAGCCGGAAGGTTCTCCAGTTCCTTGATGTAATCGGGCGGGAGGTTCTCGAGGTTGTCTCGAGGATTGATGGTCATCATTGAGAAGTTGAGCAGGTCAGCCAGGGCTTTGCCCGACTCCGGTTCGATCTTTCGGACGAACATCTTGTACGTCCAATGGGCCATTGAAGGAGGGTTACAGTCGTAGAACGCCTTCAGGCGCATCTGTCGTTGCTGGTTGCCCACTACTGCCACGCAGTTCTGCGCGAGGCGGGTGATCGCCATGTTTCGGGCCGACAAGGGGATCTGGCTGCATTCGTTGAAGAAGATCGTGGCGTATTCCTGCCCGAGAATCTTCTCAGTCCTGTCTTTGTCGTCCAACCCGCCGAACCAGATCTGGGAACCGTTTGGCAGGGTTGCGTACCAGTCGGTCTTGTCGATAACGTAGGTGAGTTGCGGGAAGCAAAGCGCCATCACCTTCGGAAAGGTGTCGAGAATGACCGAGGATTTGACGTGGTTGAACCGAAACCGCAGGACAACGTGCCTGCTCTTGGGTGCCAGGGTTGCCCTGATTATGAGCGCCCTAAGCGCAACAAATGTCTTCCCTGACCTTGACCCACCGACAAGCATCACATGCTTGGCATCGCCGGTCATCAGCCCTGTGGCCCTGCTTTGGGCTGCTGTGGCGTTAAACAAGGTTGCTGTCTTCGTTGTTGATTTGGATCACTATTCCGGCGCCATCTTTGCCGGTAATTTCAGACCTTGCAAGTTTAGGGATATGGTATTCAATGGCTTTTAAAAACAATTCTGCGGCCTTGCCGGGATCTTCCGTTGCCACTTGGCCCAGCCAGATCTCAAAGTTGCCCACATTACGCTGGGCAATCAATGCAATGGCTTCACGCACGTCTTGTGTGCTTTTGTTCGGCTTACCTTGCCGAGAACCGCCGCCGGTCTTTATTCCTTTTGCCATAAGTCTTTGTGGCTCTTAATCGCTGTTTGTCATAAGAACGAGTGTAACCGCTAACTTCATTTCTTGTTTCTTGCCGAAATTGCCGCAGCTTTAGACTTAGCATCGGACTTGCTGCTTGCCCCCCATGCTTTCAGAGACAGTAAAAGCCTTGTTGGTTCACCGTTGGGCTTCTTCTCTGGCCCCGGCATGTTGCCCATTCTAGCCAGAAAACTGGCGCGTCGGGGATTGTCGCCAGACTTGACCGGAGCTTTCAGGGTTCCGCCGGTTTCGGCTTTGTAGCTCGCTCGGCCCTTGGCGTTGAGGCCACCGGCAGGGTTTTTGCCTTCCTTGCGCGTCCAGGCAGCGGTCATTGTTGCCTCAATTTCTGGTCATCAAAAGAATCCGGGGGCTATAGCTGCGCCCACGGGCAGCAGTCCCCGGACACAGCGCGTCGGGAAGGGGAGTTTTCCAGCGCGGTGGGCAAGCGCGAGGGGAGTCGCGCAAATAAGGGTTGCGGTCATTTTCTGAGGGTATTCTCCCAAAAAATAGATGTCAAGCGAGGAATTTCATCGTTTTCACGGTTGATTCGACTCCTGCCAGATCCCGAACGATTGCGCGACAGCCTTTCCAAGTAGCGGCGAATTCGACCTGGTCTTGGGTTTCCTTGCCTTTTGGCATTTTGACTTCGACCAGCCATGTGATACCGTCTGTTGCCACCAAGAGGTCAGGCACTCCTTTGCCCAAAGGGGCCAGCGATAACACGCTGCAACCCAATTTCTTAAAGAAATCAACGATTTCTCCGTGATTCCCGTCTACTCTAGCAGCCCACCGCATAATTCCCTCGTCTTTTCCAGTAATTCCATTTCCGTCCCGTACCGGGCCTCGAATTCCCGCCGCCAGGGATGCCGACTAACCGCTTCAGCCGTGTTTATCAGTCCCCTGTGATGGATCTGGCACAGTCCCAGCACAAAATCCTCGCCAATGCGCCTACCGCCGCGCAGGAGATGATGGATCTCGCAGGGGCTATCTACCCCTTCACCGTGACACACAATGCAGCCAGCCGCTCTTACAGCGTTCTGGAAGCGTTTCTGCTTGTTGGTCACGGAATCATGCTTTCTGGCGCTGGAATCTTGATGCCGGCATGATGCGATGCAGCATTGAGCCAGTCGAGCCATTCGCTAAAGCGGCGCTTTCCGTAGCGCGAAGTCCTGCGGCCTAGCATCACCATCCCGCCCTCGAGCCCTGGCGAGATCCGAGGCGAGGTTTCGCCCTCAAAAGCCGCCGTTAAAATGTCCTTCCATTCCTCGTCGGTTAGCGTGGTCATGGACCCGTTTATAGGCCATTGCTTCTGCGCGGCCCACGCTTGAAGGATGGGCCATTGCGCGGCGTTCTGTCCCGCGTTGCGTCTTTCCTCACAGACAAGGCAAATCATGCTTTCGCCTCCAGCAATTTGTAATCGTGGAAAACCACGCCCAGACTCGCATCCCCGACCTTGCATGATCTTACCCAGACCTGCTTGCCGGACAGGTTGCGCCAATGTCCCCGACGGTCATGCAGTCTCGGGCTTGCGTGAGTGCCGCCTTGAGAAACCGTTTTCTCTTGTTTCGGTCCAATTTCTACCGTTGTCCAGTCAAACGAAATCGCAGGCTTTCCTTTTGCTTTTCTCTTTTTATTGATAAACGTATTTTTTGGCGTTGCTTTATAGCCAGTCGATGCGTCAGCTAATTTCATTAATGTAGCAACGACCATTCGATGCACCGGCATTAATTCATCATAAGTTACTTCTTTGTTTTTTCGATACAGACTAATTCCTGTTTCCTGCCGCACATACGCAAACGGTTCGAAATAACTTTTGTGCCACATCGAGCCGCCGCTTACAGTAACTGAATCCTCGCCTTGTACGAGCCACAAACAAAAATCTTTTCCTGACGAATCCAACCCAGCAATGCCGGTTCGATTAAACGGCAAGTGCATCACGATATTTGGATCAACTGTTTGCTCTTGCATATATTCCATTTGCCCAACGTCAAACCACATCGCTTTTTCGGGTTCAGGGGAAAACCGGACCGCCTTTTGAATTAACGGAGTCATGTTCCACCCCACGAGTATTGAGCAACCCGTTTCCCGCTGTTCGTCGTAATCGTCGAGGTCAGCACAGGCCAGCCCATGCGCTTTAGATCGCCCACACGCTGGCTCAGAGCGTACACGCCGAACTCCGTCAGGGCTTGGGCCACCGTTAGCTTTTCGCCGCGCTGGAGGGCTTGCAGGAGCGTTCCTAGCTGCGTTCCTGCGACTGGCATTGTTCCACGTGGAACGGATTTCATCCACGCGGGGCGCTTGTCAATGCTTACCTCGCCCTCGACAATCCGCAGAACACGGAGATCTGGGCCAAATAATTCCCGCATCTCGTCCACAAAAGCGGCTGATTGCGGTGCGGCAGCGCGAAGTTCTTCCTTTGTCATATCGTGATCTCCATCAGTTCATCGTCCTCGCCAGGTACTCGCTCACGCACAAAAACACGCCCGAGAATCTTGTCTGCAAACTCTTGGGCCAGAGCCGTCTTCGGATGCTGCATCCAGCCGCGATAGTCCTTTTGCGCCGTCAGCATTGACTTGGTATGAGCAATCTTCGCCTCGGTGGTCGTGAGGCCGTGCTTGGCGCAATAGTCATACGACGAATCTGCGTTGTCGTTGGCATAATGGAAATCGCAAAGGTTTGCCCACCCCTGCTTACGCTTGACCTTGCAGATCGCATGGCTCATGCAGTTCGCATAAGCGCAATCAATCAACTGGCGGCGGGGTTCAGGGTCTTGGTTGCGGAGCAGGGCCAAGGCGGGATTCATGCCGCCACCCGAGGATTAACCACACCCCGCCAGCAGGGATCGCATTGCCTCCCGGTGAATTGCCGGGTTCTCGTCCCACAGGTTTCGCATTTAATCGTGCCGTCAGGGACAGCGATCGGCGCCGGACCAGCCCTCCCGTTTCCCCGCAGCTTCGCCCAGTCCTCCCGAATCGCCTCCATGAAAGCCAGATCCCAGTCAACGTATCGATAGGCATTCATTTCGGCTTTGCGCCTAAAAGCGTCTAGGTGGTCTGGAAGTCGGTCAAAGCCCTTTTCGGTAGCCCATGCCGAAACTCGAGGCGAAACTGCAAAATCGCTCGGCAGAGAAACCTTCTTACGGGCAGGGGTCGGGCGCGAAGCGTCCGATGTACTTTCTTTTCTATGGTTCTGGTTCTGGTTCTGGTTGCTATTAGGGGGTGATTGGGGGGGCGATGGGGGGGCTATAGCCTCCCTATCCCCTCCCTTTCCCCACCTCTTAGCCGCCCCATCCCTGCCCCCTTGTTTCATAAGGGAAAACTTGTCCAGTTCCTCATTGGCGCGTTTGTTGATAAAACCCGCCTCAGTAGCCTCAAAGAAGTCGGCAAGGATGGTTCCGACCTCCGCAACATGGTCGCGCATCCCGATCAATCGGGCGGTTTGTTCGGCTGGCTCAAGGGGTTTTTCGCTGACGTAGTACAAATCCAGCATCCGGCGGTAGGCCAGATCTTCCATCAGCGTCAGATAGCGCGTATGGGCGGCGTAATCGCCTATATGGAATGGGTAGTAATTCATCAAGCCTCCAGTAAGGTAAAGCGATGCGCCATCACCCAGTACTTTTCCTCCGCTTGTACTTGGCCTCATCTACCACCAGCTTCCCCGCGGTCATCACCTGGAGCCGGTACGCTGCACCTCTGGCAACAACCGTTCCCCAAGCGTAAACCGCCTGCCTGCTGATCCCAAGAACGTCAGCAATCGCTCGCCGACTCCCAAAATGCTGCACCGCGTCAAGTGTTTTCATGTGAGCACAATATACCCAATAAATTTATTTGTCAAAAAGAGTTGACATGACAAGATTACTTGATTTAGTATGGGTCATCGCAGCCAACAAACGGAGCAACAAAATGCAAGACTTCCTAATCATCCACGCCGAATTTTCTGCCACCGAATTCACCATTGAACCGGCAAACGAAAAAGCAGCAAAAGAGTTGCAGCGCAGATTTGGCGAATGCTGCACTTCGATCAATGTACGAAAGTCGCAGTTGCCCGATTGCGTCAAGCAAATAAAACTTGCAGGATTCTCGATTGCCTGATTCCTCTGCCCTTGCTCTGCGAGGGCTTAGGAATACGCAGCCAGAGCGAGTCTGGCGAATACTTGGAGATGACATGAGCACACAGAACGAAGCACACGGGGACGAAGACACGCGCCGCGAGTTGACGGAACGCGAACTGGAACTGGCGCTTGAGGAGATTGTCGAGTGCATCCTCGACCACGGTGGTTACCCAGCACAAGGTCGCCGCCAGTTTGATCTGTACGAATACTTAATTGAAAACCGCGATTCATCCTACGCCTGGGAGATGTACGTTGCCAGCATGAGCAGCAACACTCGTGCATTTGAGATTCGCATTGTGCGTGAGCTGGGCGAAGTTGAAAGAATGCTTACAAAGCACTTGACGGGCTCCGACATGGTGTCTGACCTCGCAAACGAACGCGCCTCGGAGGAAGAATGAGCATCTCGGAAATCGTATCCCACGCTTGCGCCATCGGCGCGGTCGTATGTTTCTTAATCTTGGTTTGGGAGTAATCAATGAACAAATCAGAATCAATCGCAGGACTGGCGGCAGCACTTGCAAAAGCGCAAGGAGCCATGAAGGGGGCAATCAAGGACTCAGCGAACCCGTTCTTCAAATCGAAATACGCTGACTTGTCGAGCGTGGTCGAAGCGATCCGCAGCGCGTTTTCTGCGAATGGCTTGAGCTACATCCAGACAGTCCAATCGTCCGATCTTGACGAAGTGCGAGTCGAGACAATGATCCTGCACTCGTCGGGCGAGTGGATCTCCTGCGGGGTCCTGGCCCTGCCGGTAAGCAAAAATGACGCGCAGGGCTATGGGTCTGCGTTGACGTATGCCCGCAGGTATAGCCTATCGGCTGCGGTAGGGGTCGCACCCGAGGATGATGACGGCAATGCCGCGGTCGTAGCCAAGCCAAACGCCAAGGATTGGAGCAAGCATTCTGAAGCCCTAAGCGCAGCCGCCACGCTCGATGCTCTGCAAAAGTTATTCACCCTCGCTTACAAGGAGGCGCAGCGGGACAACGATACGATGGGCATGGCAACGCTCACCAACGCCAAGAACAAGCGCAAAGAAGTCCTCCAGCGCACCGAGGGTTTCCTCGAGGGTAGTCAATGAGCATCCAAGGCACACCGGAATGGCTTGCTGAACGTGCTGGCAAAGTGACCGCCAGCATGGTTTCGGCGGTCCTAGCAAAACCGGAAACGGCAGGGTTTCGGGACTACCAAGCGCAGCTCGTCGCGGAGGTCCTGACAGGCAAGACGCAGGGGTCGGACTACACCAACGCCGCCATGCAGTTCGGGACGGAAATGGAACCCCTTGCCAGAAGCGCGTATGAGGCCGAGACGGGGTTTTCGGTGGACGAGGTAGGGTTTTGCCAGCACCCGACTATCGAACGCGCTGGAGCCTCTCCAGACGGTCTGGTGGGCGATTCTGGGCTAGTCGAGATTAAATGCCCAAAGGTCGCCACCCATCTGGCGTATTTGATCGCCGGAGTTGTGCCGGTGGGGTACAAAAACCAGATGATGTGGCAGATGGCGTGTTCTGGAAGAGATTGGTGCGATTTTGCTAGTTTCAGGCCCGATTTGCCTGAGCACCTTCAGCTTTTCATTATTCGCTTCAAGCGCGATCCAGAGCGCATCAAGGAACTGGAAACCGCGGTGGTCGCCTTTTTGGACTCTGTGGACAAAATGGTTAATCAACTCAAAAAGGTAGCTTAAATGGCTGATATCGAATTTGTAAACGGTCTGATCGTCAAGGCTCCGCATGAGAACGCGCCCGAATTCGTGAAGGCGCAAATCAGCATCAAGGTTGCCGATCTGGGCGTGTGGCTCCGCGAGAAGCACAAGGCCGGAGAGGAATGGGTAAACGTGGATGTGAAGGAAAGCAAAGGCGGAAAATGGTACGCCGCCGTCAGCACCTTCAAACCGAAGGAAAAGGCCGCGCCGCAGGAGCAAAAGCGCCCGATGGACGATATGACAGACGATATCCCGTTTTGACATGACTCCCGCCGAAGCAATCCGCCGAGCAGAAAGCATTGTGGCAAAGGACTACCAGACGTTCTCCACCGCTGAGGCAAGGGAGATCATGGCTGGTCTACTTGAGGCACTAGACGCTAAAGCATTGGAGAAATCAAAATGACGACCGAGGAAAAGCTAGCAGCCGCCATTGAATGGCTCGACACACGCTGGGTCGGTCATCCGGTCAATCGGGTGCAAAGACTCAAGGAACCGCTGCCCGAGGTTTTTACCTGGACTCCAAAAGTGCTAAAAAAAGGAGCGAAGAAATGATCGAAGTCAGACTGTTCGGCCCAAGGGACGATCAATGGGCCGTGATAAACCTCAAAGATCAATGGCTGGCGACAACGAGGGCAGTTTATGCGGAGGCGGTCAAAGCTGCGATTGCCGATGCGATTAGCCAGCAATCCAATCCGTCCGATTAGGAAGGGGAGAACCAAGATGAACAACCAAGACAATCAATCTGAAATAGATGCCCTGCGTTCAAAAGTAAAGTCTTTGGAAAATACGCTTGTGCTGGTGGTGCAAGCGTGTGACGCAGAGAACGTGTGCGGTCTTGCGATGAACGTGACAAATGCTAGAAGCTACGCAGTTAATGCGCTCCATCCGTTCAACGGGGAAAATGGTGCTTGATTTCGTCGTCCTGCAAACGCATCCGTCAATGATCGACTACGTTGACGCATTGCAGAAGAAGAACGCGGAGGCGCTGTCTTTCTATCCGCGCCAAGTGTTTGAGCGTGAGCAGGAGAAGGGGCGGCTGTTTCTCGGGATGCTCAACGGGGAGCCATGCGGTTACCTGTACGTTGGCGCGGCTACGCACAAGGATGTTAAGTGCCATCAAGTCTGCATCCAGTATGACGCACGGCGCAGGCTTTACGGGGCCGCAATAGTGGCTGTGATGGAGCAGTTCGCGCAGGAAGCAAACGCGGCATCTATCACGCTGCGCTGCGGGTTTGACCTTGACGCAAACGATTTTTGGAAGTCGATGGGGTATTCCTGCATCGCGCACCAGGTTGGCGGCGTAAGACGCATGAGGACGATCAACGTATGGCGCAAGCAGCTTCGCGCCGAGTTGTTTGAGACTTTGGCGATAGAGCCTGCGGTTGGCGTGGTGGATGCGTCCGTATGGCGCAGGAACAAGCAGACCGGAACAGTTACTCAATTTGTGAGGGGGAAGGCCATGCAAGACTACAGGGCAAAATTAGTTGCAGAGGATAGCCGCGATGACTGAAGAGAACCATATGGCTACCAACAGCTACGAGGACAACCATGAGTGACCCAAACGCAACGCAGACTGTGTACGACGGCATGGCGCACCCACCTGCCAAAACATGGCCCACAAAAATCTGTGGCCCTAACCTTGTTGAAGTGCTGAACGCGGCAGGGTTCTACCAGAAGAAAGAATGGGTAGGTCTGACTGGCCCAGAAGTAGATGAAGCCTACAGATCAGTAAGTGATGAAGAATGGGCGATTGGGGGACTGACTGATGCGCGAGTATTTTTTTGCGCCATCGAAGCCAAACTCAAGGAGAAGAACGGTGGCTAAACTAGACGACCTGCGCGAATGGCTTGTCTCCAAAATCGACGGCAGCGAGGAAACTCGCGGGGATGACAGTCTGATAAGCGGATTCATCCGCCAGATTGACGCGCTGGAGGCCCAAGTCCGCAGCCTGACGCAGCCGAAAACGATTGCCGAGTGGCAGGCCGCGAAAGCGTCACCATCCGCAACGGCAGCGCCGGTCGCGTGGCTGTACGAGGAAAACGGGGAGCGTATGTTTGGACACCCTGACGGCTACAGGCCGCTGGGTGCGGTGCCGCTCTACGCTGGATCGCCCCCCGTGGAAGAAAAAGCCGTAGGCCACGCTCGGTATGAATACGTCCGCACACTCAACCCGCGTCGGTTCGCGGCGTTGTACAACGAGTGGCTGATGGGTGTCCATCAATTTGACGATTTGGTGGATCGCCGCCGTGTGAAAGGGGAGCCGGTCGAGTGCGGCTACGACCGGACGGCAAGTCTCAACGCAGGGCATTACGTCTGCCTATGCGGGGGAGCCTGTAGCCACCACACCACAGGGGAGCGATAGGGGTGCTGACCGTAACGCCCATCGACTTCGCGGAGGCCAATGCTTTTGTTGCGACCCTGCACCGTCACCATAAGCCGATGCCGGGGTGCAAGTTTTGCATCGCAGTATCAGATCAGGACGGGAAGGTGCGCGGGGTGGCTATGGTCGGCAGGCCGGTAGCAAGAAACAGCGATAACGGCTACACGCTGGAGGTCAACCGCTGCTGTACAGATGGGGCTAGGAACGCCTGTTCGATGCTCTACGGGGCCGCATGGCGGGTTGCGAAGGCATTGGGCTACCGCAGGCTGATGACGTACACACTACCAGCAGAGGGCGGGGCTAGTCTTCGCGCAGCAGGTTGGAAACTGATTGGCGAACGGGGGGGGGGGAACTGGAACGTGCCGAGCCGCCCTCGCGTTGATACCGCAGAAATACTACAAGGGCAGAAACTACTATGGGAAGCCCCGTGAGCGCTACCGTTGCAAAGGGAGAAAACAAATGAGTTACGCACGTTGGACGGAAAGCTGCGATGTGTATTGCTATGCAGATGTTTCTGGCGGGTACACGACGATGGTTTCGGACAAAGGGCCACCGTGGGCATACAACGATCCAGACTTACCTTCGTTCCTCGCTCGTTTGGAGGAGCTTAAAGAAAACGGCCTGTTAGTTCCTGATGAATTGATCGACGGACTGCGCGAGGATATGGCTACTATTGCAAAGTGGGAACGCCGCGTGAAACCGTGGCCTGACTGGGCGCTCTGGGCCATGTTTGTCCTGTGCCTGGTCGCCAGCATCGGCATTGCTTTGTTCACATGAGGTGCTAAGATGATTCTGCTAGGCGACACACCATACACGCCCTGTTTTGTGCGAAACGAATTCTTGTTTGACGAAAAACGTGGGCATGGAGAATTCACGCCAGCGGTTGCTTTTGCGTTTCGCGCCGAGCCAGCGCGTGTACCCATGTTTCAGGTCATGCTCAACAGCGGCGCACAATGGGCCAGAGTGCCGATCCACATGATATGCAGCAAGCCCTGCGACCCGCTGCCGGTTGAGCAGTCGTGCTGGTGGGACAGTTACGGGTACGAATTCACGGTTATTGCGCTGCCGTTCCTGAAAAACCATGCGGTTACGGCGTTGGGCCGGGACGGGCAGATCCGCAAGGGAAACTACCTGTTCACGGTGGACTGGATGCAGACGGGTTGGAGCGAAACGCCAGACCAGCACAAGAACCACCATGTGATTGCGTTAGAGTCTGGGCCGTGGATCGCGTACCCCAACAATCGGCTGGTATGGCACGATCTGTCATGGATCACGCCAGCACCAAACAAAGAATGGCAGACTCCGACACACAGCTATTCGGTTGAAGGTTTGATTTGACGTTGCGGGGTCTGCTCCTATCACTCGCTGCGTCTTTGGCGGCTGGCTTGCACAGGTCAGCCGTTTTTTTTCTTAACTTTAGATCAACAATGACAAAACGAAAAGTGCCTGTACCGATAACGTCTCTACCCTCATGGCTTGCGCCGCCAAAACTCCCCTCCGCTGACTGCGATCAAGTAACAGTCATTCGCCAAGGAATCAACACGCCAGATCAGATCGAGAAGAAATACCAACGTGCTCGAGTGGCGCTCAGGATGCGGAAACTATGAACAAAAACCCGCTCCAGAAGTTATGCGGATCTTGCCAGATATACCCCGGCGTGAAGCTGGTTCCAAAAGGTCGCGGCGGCAAGATTAAGACTTGGCGCTGTCAGGGTTGCCTACACCGCCGCCAGCCGAGTTGGATCAGCGGGAAATAGCCGCGTTCCGGTCTTGTCAATAATCAGCGCCATCTTGCGGGGGGCCGCTGTAGCTAGGTTGGGGATGCTCAGATGCGTCCAACTATCCATTTCTCGTATAAGCTGGTCATAAGCCAGCCCAGAAGCCATCACAGCCCTTACCACAGCGTCCGGAGTCATCCCCGGTACTCGTATGTCAGCAGCGCAGCCGAGCCTGTGCTGGCTCTTGTCAGAGCTTCCTACAGCATCGTTTACAGCTTTGCTGCGGAAAGCAGAATTGACCATCACCGGCTTACCACCCAGAACTTCTCTGACCCGCTCCAGAAACTCTGCCAGCCGGTGCAAGTTGGCTAGGGCTATGGGATCTGGAGTGTTGTCGAGTGTCCGGTGGTCGGTGCGAGTCAGTTCTGCAAGGGTGAAATGCGGGGTCACTTGTTACCCGGATCTGCCCGTCCAGCCGCACCCAGCCCCAGCGCAGCCGCTAGACCCTGCACAAGCATTTGATACTGCGGGGGAACCATCGGGATGCCAACTGCAAACAGAATCCCCAGACCTGCAAGCGTCGAGGGTTCGCCAAACCGTTTCCTGAGAAAGCCCATATTGTTCTCCTAGAAGTTTCCGCCTACGGGGTTCAATACTCCAACTGGAGCATCGGTAATGATTGTAGCCCCCGGCTTGATATGCCCATTCGTGAAGGGTGATTCGTTGATCGGGCCGTAGCAAGAGGCAAGCTGTACGCCGTTTACTTTCTTGGCTTGCTTATCGCACAGAAACGACCATTGATTGCTCATGCCCTCTGTCTTGCTCAGGACAAAGGTGCGGTGAACCAGCGGAGCAACGGCCCATGTCGGCGCTTGGGGGGCTTCGCTGACGGTACTGAAAAGACTCCAAACTTTGCCGGGAGGCGCATCGCAGGAGTTCTTCATCAGCGCACCGTTGGCGATACTGCGGCCCGTAAGGACAGGGCAGACTGCCATCCCCTCCGCAAACTCCTTGCCCTTGACCATGATCTTCTTGCCGGTGGGCGTGGAACCGGAAGCCGCACACAAGGCGTATTCGCCGTTGCAGATCATCAGATCGGCAGCAAACACGTTGACCGGCAGCAGCAAGAGGAGGAGCAGCTTTTTCATCATAGTCCTTTGACGGTCAGGTGGAGCAGCATGAGGATGATTGCACCCGCAATGCTGATGCCGATCTGTTCAATCCGCTTCAACCGGGCGTTGATGGTGTCGTATCGCAGTTCACAGACCGCCTCATGCGAGGTCAGGCGAACGTCGAGTTCGTTGGTGGTCGCCATCATTCTTCTTTGACTACGGGTGTGGGGATCAGCGATGCGGTCATGGTGATTGCCTTAGTGAGTTTTGATTTTCAGACGGGGCCAGTTGGACTACGCAGCAAGTGCCATCACGGAATTAAAGCGTTGAAATTAACGGCTTCGCTTACTCTTTTTTCTCTGGCCTTTTTTGATGCCATTTCTGCGGCTCCGCTTGCAACAGAACGCACAACAGGAATTCTGCTTACTATCGCGTTTTTAGCTATGGCATCCAATGACCTAATCAACACACTTGCGGTGCCGGGGCTAACGGTTCCAGGCACAGGAGAATAAATATCCCCGCCAAGTTGCACCAGATCTCTAACTCGTTGCGCCTCTTCTTTGCCAAACAAGAGATCTAGCTTTCCATCCCTATCAAGTTGCTTAACAGAATTTCGCAATGCCTTTGCGTTTGGAATCGGGTTTCCCGCCGCGTCCTTGCTAATGTTAGCCATTGCCCGCTCTTTTAGCTCATTTGCGGATTGTGCGCGGATTTGATTCCAAGCAAAGCTGCCTTCTTCACCAGCTTTCAATAAAGTATCGCGCACCAGTTTCAAATCATCGGCGCTTCCGCTATGGACGACATGATTGTATATATCTTCAAACGCAACAGCGCGATCTTTAGTGCCGGGTTTGTTACGCAACAACTTAGAAATTACTGCATGGTCTTTAAATTCGTTTGCAAACTTGGTGTTCTCGGCCCTAGCCGCTTTGTAAAGATCGCCGCCCTTACCTTCGGTTATTTTTTCAAATAAAGGTCGCAATTCGCCCATGTAAACTTCATTTACACCACTGCCGGGAAACGATATTTTATTTGCGCTTTTTCTCAATTGTTCCAAGTCGTAAATTGATAACGTATCGGCAGCGCCTAGTTTTGACAATTGCATTTTTAGGTTTGCAAGTACCGGAGCGTTATTGGTTGCTATTTCTGTTTCGTGATTGGCAATATATTCGATTAATGGATTTATGTTGACTTGTTCTTGTGTTTCACCAGCCGCATCAGCAGCGTCATATTTCTTTTTAACTTCCGCTTTTGCTTCCTTGAACCGTCTTACTAACGGAGCATCTACAACCTTTCCAATCGGGACAAGTTGTGTTTCCCCGTAGATCTCGCCGCCCATAGCTTCCGCTGATGCGTCAAAATTCTTTAGGAAATCTTCGTTTAGTTTTTGCTGTTGCAACAACAACGGTTTCCCTTCTTTTTCAGGGTACGTTTTTGCTGTTTCGTGTTCAAACTGTTGTTGCTCTAAATTGCGAGTGACTTGTCCCTTGCTCAGTTTCAAAGGGATTCTTGCGCTTGCTGCCATCGTTTGCCGTTGGACAGGCAATTCAGTTGCCGCAGCACCCATTCCGACCATTTGCGGGCTTTCAGTCGGCTGCAACATATTTACTATTTGAGGAGCCGCTGCTTTTGCTCTGGCGGTCAACGCATTAATTGCTGGCGGTGCGGTTCTTCCGAGTGCGTTTAGTGTCGGGATCGGAACGCCAATCAAAGGAGACAACGCTTCGCCTATAGCAGACACCGCTTGCTGGCCCATTTCATTTCTGGGCCGGTATGTAAACCGTTCCAGCGCCTCATTGCCTGCTGCGGTCATTTGATACATATCGCCGCCAGTAGCTTGAGTTGCTAATGCAGTCAGCGGCGCAATTACCCCGCTGGCAACTCCCGATAGAAGCGTAGCCGGAACCTCTAACGCCAACGACCCAATGTCGGCACCAGCTTGGACAATGTTTCCCAATACGCTTTTGTTCGGATCTCCACGAAAGAACGATTGTTGTTTTCTAGGGTTTTGAGGTATTGAGTCCGGTATTTGTTTTTGTGCTTTGCTGTGTTCGATATTAGCCCAACGCCATGCCGTTGCTTCGTCTGGAGCATCAACGTCATACGTTACGCCGCCAACATTCACTTCGTAGGGTTTCGCAGCCATTACCTACTCCCACGCGGCCTTACTGCGCCGGGAGGTGGTTGGGATACATTTGCAGGCGCATAATTATCAATAAATGCAGAGCCAGATTTTCCAGCTGAAATTTTCATTCCTTGAATTGCTCGTTCTCTTGCTGCGGATTTTTGGTTAATAACTTCTTGGCCTTCGCCTTGTAACGGGAAGTATTCTTGTATTGTATTTGCAACTTCTTGAGGGCCAAAAGCAGCGCCAGATGTAGCTCTCAAATAGCCAATTGCAAAACCTAATTGCGCTTGCGCTAGTCTTTGTTGGTTTACATCTGGGCCAACCAAACCTGTCGGATCGGCCCTAAACATTGATTCCACCGCATTTGCCGCTGCGTCACCAACACCGAGCGGGGCTAACTTTACAATTCCTGCAATTAGCCCAGGAACAACCGCCGGTTTAACTGTTCCTTTTGTTTCTAGTTCTTTAATTACGGTGTTTGATTGTTGCATAGCAGAACCAAACAAAGCCGACTTTGCTTGCACTTCGTTGAGTGGTTTTCCATCCATTCCTTGAACAGGTACAAATTTACCTTGTGGGTTATCCGATGAAGGTTTGTAAATAAACCCTTGTGCCTCTGCATTGAATATTGGTTGTTCTGGTTTTGGCCCTAACACACTTGGCCCTGCTACTGGTTGACCTGCTGGTGCTTGGCGCTGCCCAGGCACACCCGTAGGCACACCCGTAGGCGCAACCATAGGAACGCCGCTTTGAACAGCAGGCGCACCGCCAACAGAAGCAGCAAGAGGGCCACCCGTTTGCGACATCAACGTAGAAATTGGCTTTGATAGACCAAGCCGCGCATTAACACCAATGCCGCGCTCAGTGTCAAATGTCCAACCTTGTTGCGCTAAATTCTCAAGATGATTTCTTCTAGCGGCAGCAATGGTGGCAGTAGTGTTTGGTGAAACTGTTTTATCTAATTTCTGTTCCATCCCAGAAGGGTTGCCCTGTGCATCAAAGTATTGACGACCAATATACCCGCCTCGATCTGTGTCTACATGTTTCAACGCACTTTGCGTTAACTGTTCAGATGGATTCAACATCCGTGTCAAAGTTTCAAGTTTCCATTTCGGAAAGTTTTCTGGCGTTAAACCTTGGCGCAGCCGGTCTGCGGTTGGTTTATCTATAAGGTTGTTTGAAAGACGGTAATCAATAGCTGCGTTAGCCGAACCTGAGTCAGGATACCCAGCAATTTCTACAATCGTTTTATGTTTAGCTTCGTCCACTAGCTTTGCTGTTTCTGCGCTTATTTTTGCTCTTGCACCGGGTTGTGCAAGTATTTCTCCGCGCAGTTTATCTTGTGTTAATTGTTCGCTTTGCATTTTTGACGCTACATCTGGCTTACCAACCCGCTGGTAGGCGCGATATATCTCTTCGGGTGTAGTTGCAACCCGTAGATCGCCGAGCAACTGATTCGTCAGTTCATCCTCGCGCTTTGCTTTGCCCAAGGTGTACTGAGACAGCGCGTTCTGGTTCTCTTGCGCCCTAGCCGCCGCTGCTTGATCCATGCCGGAGACAAACGCATTGCCGACGCTTTGTGAGCCTGGCGGGGTCAACAATCCAAAGTTAAGTTCAGCCATGATTTATCCTACGTTGGAGTAAGGATCGTAATTATTGTCAAAGTCGCCCGGCCCCATAGATGATCCGGTCAACGGCTTGTACCCGTAGTTTCCGTACCCACCAGCAAGTTGCGGCCCGTACATCCGGCCCAGCACGTTAGCTGCACCGCCATAAGCTGAGTTGCGTATCCCCGCAGCGGCCATTGCTGCGTTGCCGGTATTGGCCGCGCTGGTCATGTTGAGGTTGCCGATGTTGCTTGCCATGTTTGTGCCTTGTGCGCCGATCTGACCTGTTGCCGTTTGCCCCGTTCCAGCAACACCGGCCAATCGGTTGTAAAGCGCATTGCGTTCGCCCGTGTTAGCGTTAAATCCGGTCAAGTATTCATTGAACGCATTTTGACGCGACCCAGTAGCTAGGTCTTGTCCAAAGCGTGTTGCGCCCCTAAGCGTTGGGCCTGACAAAAGACCGCCTCTGGCCGCAGCACTTCGGTCAAGTGCCTTCATGCCCTCAGAAAAACGAAACGCATACCCCGGGTCAGTGTCCGCGTTGTACTGAAAATCAAACGGCCTCGCGGCCCCAAACTCACCACCGTACCCTACGCCAGCCGCTAACCGATTAACCGCTCCCGTGCCAGCAGCAAGGTACGGCGCTTGGTCGGCGCGGTTTTGGTCGTACTGTCGGCGCTGTTCGGCAATGGACGCGGCAGAGGCTTCCCCCGACGCTTGGGCAGCGGTGCTAGCTGCGTCAGACGCGCCTTCGGACGCAAGATACCCGCCAAGAAGCGCGCCCCCACCAATTATCCATGGCATATCAATTCTCCTTACGCAACGTCTGCGCGATAGTGTTTACTTGTTGCGCGATAGCCGGAGCAATGAGCAGGCTATCGACCTCATTTTCGTCTACGCAATCTGTTGCGTGTATGCAGTACCAAATAACGTCCGTCAAGGATCTCACGCCGTGGTGCTGGTTGGCCTTGATCGTAATGCAAGCTGGAGCCGTAATGACCTGAGTACCCGCGTCCGTTATCAGTTCAACCGATCCCTGCGCCAGAATGGACAGGTGGTCAAAATGATGAACATGCTGCACCAACCAATTCCCGGCGGGAATAATGGTTTCCTTGGCGTACACACCGCCGCCAAAGTGATGCCGGATCTCAGGTTCTATAAAACTCACGACACCTCCCGCCCACTTGCCCGAATGTTGATGGCCGTGGCCGTTCCAGCGATGGTGGAGATAAACCCGCTTGCCATCAGCACCTGGCCGACAATCTCGGGGAAAGTGTACACCTCAGACGCGGCCAAAGTCTTGGTCTTGGTAATCAAGTTCTGGTTGCCCGCCGTGTCCGCCGCCGTGACCAAGTTAACGCTCAGGGTCGCAGCCGTGGCGCTGTAGTTGGTCGCCGTAAACTTGTCGATGATCGTGGTGACGTTGGTCGCGGTGTATTGGGTGGTCTGGGCATTCTCGGCGGTCTTAGCCGGAATTAAAACCTTAACTGTAACTGTCAATTTAATTCTCCTTAGCTAACTGGTACAATTATCTTGCGGCTAACCCGACGGGGGACATACGACTCATCATCGTATGCCGCGCTTTTCGATGACTTTCACTTTGATGAGGTGTTGTATGCTTACCCAAACAAGGCTTAAAGCGGTATTTTTCTACGACCCGGTTGTCGGCGTATTTATCCGCAGGCTTAAACAACCTGGAGCTAAAGTCGGCAAAATTTCTGGTTGCCTCCGCTCCGACGGATATTTGACCACTTCGATTGACGGAAAACCCCATAAATGCCATCGATTGGCATGGTTGTATATCACGGGTAATTGGCCCTGTTACGAAATAGATCATATTGATGGTAATCGCGCTAACAATAAATTTGCAAATTTAAGAGATATACCCAAATGGGCTAATGTCCAAAACCAACGCAAGGCGCAAAAAAGTAACCGTAGCACTGGCGTTTTAGGAATTTTTCCGAACGGTAACCGGTTTTCCGCAAGGCTTTCGGTAAATAACAAAAAAGTTTACTTAGGCATTTTTTCAACCAAAGAGGAAGCGCATCAAGCGTATTTAACCGCAAAACGGGCGTTACACGTTGGCTGTACGATTTGACGGTCATGTTATGCGCTCCTTACGGTTACTCGGTCGCCAGCGGAAAGGCCAGGTGACACAAAGGTGATCGTGGTGCTGTTGGTTTCTGTGTACGCCACGTTGTACTCCTCAGTCAACCCGTTGACCGCCACAATCGTGCTGCCGCCCATCAAATACGGCAAAACAGTAACCACCGTCTGCCCTGCGGTCGCCACAACGGCGGGCTG